GCAGTGACGGCTGGCAGTTATGGCAGTGCTACGGCTGCCCCCACCTTCACGGTCGATGCCCAGGGCGGCTGACGGCAGCTGGCACCGTGACCGTCACCCCGGCCTGGGGCAGCGTCACCGGCAAGCCCACCACGCTGGCGGGCTACGGCATCACGGACGGCGCACTGGCCGCGCGCAACATCGTGGCAGGCAATGGACTGACGGGCGGCGGCAATCTCACGGCAGACCGCACGCTCACCATGGGAACGCCTGGCACGTTGACCGGCACCAGCACCAACGCCGTCAGCACCAACAGCCACACCCATCTGGTCAGCCTGAACGTGGCCGACCTGGGCGACGGTGCTGCCGTCACCTTGGCATCGGCCCTGGGTAGCGGTGTGGACCTCAACACGTTGACGGGCCGAGGCATCTACACGCAAAGCACCAACGCCAATGCGACGGGCGGCACCAATTACCCGGTGGCGGCAGCTGGCACTCTGCTGGTCATTGGGGATGGTGCATCCATCAGCACCCAGACCTATACCCATTACAACAACGGCGACCAGTGGACCCGCTCCCGCTATAACACCGGCTGGAGTGCATGGCGCAAGAGCCTGACAGACGAGCGCACCATCACCGCAGGCACTGGCCTCACGGGCGGCGGCGACCTCTCTGCCAATCGCACCATCGCGCTGGCCAACACCGCAGTGGCAGCGGGCAGCTACGGCAGCGCCACAGCGGCCCCCACCTTCACCGTCGATGCCCAGGGGCGGCTGACGGCGGCCGGTAGCGCCACCGTCACCCCGGCCTGGGGCAGCATCACCGGCAAACCCACCACGCTGGCAGGCTATGGCATCACGGACGGCGCCCTGGCCGCCCGCACCATCACCGCAGGCGCGGGCCTGAGCGGCGGCGGCAACCTGACGGCAGACCGCACCATTGCCCTGGCCAACACCGCAGTGACGGCGGGCAGCTACGGCAGCGCCACAGCGGCCCCACCTTCACCGTCGATGCCCAGGGGCGGCTGACGGCGGCCGGGACCGCCACTGTCACCCCGGCCTGGGCCAGCGTCACAGGCAAGCCCACCACGCTGGCGGGCTACGGCATCACGGACGGTGCCCTGGCGGCGCGCAACATCGTGGCGGGCAATGGCCTGACGGGCGGCGGCAATCTCACCGCAGACCGCACCCTCACCTTGGGCACACCCGGCACATTGAACGGTGCGAGCACTAACGCCGTCACCACCACCAGCCACACGCATGCGCTTGCAGCTGCTACAGAGACTGTTAGCGGTGTCAGCGAGATTGCAACTCAAGCGGAAACCAATACAGGCACAGACGACAGCCGAAGCGTTACACCGCTGAAACTCAAAAGCTGGAAGGGAACCACTTCAAACATTGCTCACTTCGTCACCAATGGCAGTTTCACAGTGCCTGCTGGGGTCACAAAAATCTTCATCACCGCTATAGGAGGTGGCGGAGGTGGTGGGGGTGGAAAGGCCGGAAATATTGCAAACATTGAGTACCAAGGCGGTGGCGGCGGGGGTGGCGGCGGCGCTTGCGTTAACCGCAATCCTTACACGGTAACTCCGGGCCAAGTATTGACCATTGTTGTAGGTGCGGGCGGTGTGGGCGCGACTGCTTCGCCCACTTCTAGCGATCGCGGAAATGCGGGCCAGCCCGGCGGCAACACTACTGTAGTGGGCACAGGCATCAGCATCACGGCGGGCGGCGGTGGCGGAGGTTCGCCTTGCATCATCCCGAACTGGGGCAATGGCGGTGGGCCGGGCGTCGGGGGCGATGGTGCAGGCACGCCAACCGGAAGCGTCAATGGAAATTCTTTCTATGGTGGGCAGTCCGGGTCTAGCGGCTTTGGTATGTCGTGGCCCAGCGGTGTTTCGTCCTCTGGCCCCATGTTCGGAGGCATGGGTGGTGGTGGAACGATGGGCGCAGGTGGCGTGAATACAGGATGGTGGTATGGCGGGCCTGGAGGCGATGCCAGGGGACAAGGCGGTGGCGGCTCTGGAGGTCAGGGCTTTGGTGCCGCTGTCTACAACGGTACGTATACCGCTGGCTCAGTTGGCGGCAGCGGCAGCCCTGGCGTGGTCATCATCGAATACTGAGGAAAAAGCATGCAATACGCCTATATCGACATCTACGGGGACAAACGTGTGTTGAGCTGGATAGACACAGAAACAAATGCCCATGTCCTGCCGGACTCGGAATATCTGAGGCCCGTATCTGCAGAAGAATGGGCGCTGAAAGACACCGGCAAGGACTACATGCTGGGGGTCGGCGGGGACCTAGTGCTGTACCTCCCAGCGCCACCACCGCAGCCCAGCGTCAAACCCCGGATGTGTACGCCAGCGCAAGGCCTTGTAGCCCTGTTCGCCATCAAGCGCATCACCGAGGACGATGTGCTGGCGGCAATCGCTCACATCCCCGACGAGGTGGAGCGCTACACCGTAAAAATCGGCTACCAGCGCGCGACTACCTGGGAGCGGGGTAGCCCTGCCATGCAGACCATGGCCCAGCTGCTGCAGCTGTCGGAAAGTGATCTGGATGAGCTGTTTGTCTATGCCGTAGGCGTGGCGGTGTAGCGAAATCAGGCCCAGGGTGCGGGCCAGTTACGTGCAAGTCGCCGCCACAACGGGCCGCGCTGGCACCTTCGGGCACCGGGCGCAACCATAGGGGACCAGCAACCCACCCCTATGCAAAGCCCATGTCTCAATCGACAAATCCCAACGTCGTGACGCTGACCGTCACGGAGGAAGCCGCCCACTTCATCCTGAGCTGCGTGGCAGATCGCCCTTACAAGCAAGTGGCCCCTCTGCTCAATGAGCTGCAGGCCCAGGTGCAAGTCCAGGCCAATACGCGAAGCGCCGACAGCACCGAGAGCGCCGATTCGCCTGCAGAGGCTGACGCGAATGCCATCAAAGACGCCACCGGCCAGACCGTGAGCCAGACCCAGCCCAAGGGCAAGCGCGGCAAGGGCGCCGCCACCGCTACCGCCTGAGCGCCCTCGCCCCTTCCATCCCCCTCATTCAAAGGAAGCCACATGGCTGCAACTGAATATCACCATGGCGTCCGTGTCATCGAGACTACGGGCGCAGGCGCGGCTATCCGCGTTGTATCCACTGCCGTCATTGGTCTGGTGGCCACGGCCCCGGATGCGGACGACGAAGCATTCCCCATCAACACCCCTGTGCTGCTCACCAATCCTGCGGGCGGCATTGGCAAGGCTGGCAAGGGCGGCACCCTGGCCAAAGCGTTGACAGCCATCAGCGGCCAATCCCGCGCTCTGACCATCGTGGTCCGCGTGGAAGAAGGCGCCGACATTGCTGCCACCACATCCAACGTCATCGGCTCTGTGACCGCCACCGGCCAGCGCACCGGCATCCAGGCTCTGCTGGCGGCGGAATCCGAGCTGGGCGTAAAGCCCCGCATCATCGGCGCCCCCGAGCTGGACACCAAGGCCGTGGCCAATGCCCTGGCCACCGCTGCGCAGTCCCTGCGTGCCTTCACCTATGTGGCGGCGCGCGATGCCACAGGCGGCTATGCCAAGACCAAGGAAGAGGCCACCAACTACCGCAAGGAATTCGGCCAGCGCGAAGTCATGGTGTTGTGGCCCAACTTCATGGCCTGGGACAACACGGGCGGCGCCGAGGGCACAGGCGCTGCCGTCACCCTGGCAGCCCCCGCCTATGCCCTTGGCCTGCGCGCCAAGCTGGACCAGGAAGTGGGCTGGCACAAGAACATCAGCAATGCCGTCATCAACGGCCCCGAGGGCATCACCGTGCCCGTGTTCTTCGACCTGCAGAACCCGGCCAGCGATGCGGGCTACCTCAACGCCCTGGAAGTCACCACCATCATCCGCCGCAGCGGCTACCGCTTCTGGGGCTCGCGTACCTGCGAGGAACAAGGCGGCAAGTTCTCCTTTGAAAACTACACCCGCACGGCCCAGGTCCTGGCCGACACGATTGCCGAGGCGCACTTTGCATTCGTGGACAAGCCCATGCACCCCAGCTTGGTGCGCGACATGCTGGGCTACATCAACAGCCGCTTCCGCGACCTCGTGAGCGGTGGCTACCTGATCGGCGCCGAGGCCTACTTTGACCCCGACCGCAACAGCAAGGAAGACCTGGCAGCGGGCCGCCTGCTCATCAGCTACCGCTACACGCCAGTGCCGCCGCTGGAAAACCTCATCTTTGAGCAATCCATTACCGACGACTTCTTGGCCGAGTTCGCGGCTGCCATCCAGGCCTGAGCCTGAAACCATAGGAGCACCAATCAATGGCACTGCCTTCCAAACTCAAAAACTTCAACCTCTTTGGCGACGGCAACGTGTGGCGCGCACTCATCGACAGCGTGACCGTGCCCAAGCTCACCCGCAAGGTCGAAGAGTGGCGCGGCGGCGGCATGCACGGCCCCATCGAGGTGGATCTCGGACTGGAAAAGCTGGAACTGTCTTTCAAGGCGGGCGGCTTTTTGCTGGACGGCTACCGCGCTTTCGGCGGCAAGACCCACAACGCCAATCAGTGGCGCTTTGCGGGTGCCTATGAAGACGACAGCACCGCCGTGGTCACGGCCGTGGAAATTCTGGTCAGCGGGCGCGTGCGCGAAATCGACCCCGGCGACGCCAAGGCGGGCGACGACACCGAGCACACCCACACCATCAGCGTCAGTTACTACAAGCTGACCGTGGACGGCCGCGATGTGATCGAGATTGACATGCCCGGCATGGTCTTCAACGTGGACGGCCAGGACGTACTTTCCAAAATCCGCCGCGCTATCGGCATGTGATCGCGCGCCCTGCATTCCCCTTTATCTGAGAGCACATCACCATGAACGAAAACGAAACCAAGGACTTGAGCACCAGCACCACCCCCGTGGTCGAAGGCGTGGAAGTTGTCACGCTGGACTATCCCATCAAGCGCGGTGACACCGAAGTCAAGGAAATCACCCTGCGCAAGCCAATGGCGGGCCAGCTGCGCGGCGTCAAGCTCACCGAGCTGCTGTCGCTCGATGTGAGCGCCGTGCAAATGATCCTGCCCCGCATCACCACCCCCACCCTGCTGCCCCACGAAATCGCGCAGCTCGACCCTGCCGACATCACCGAGCTGGGCACCAAGGTGGCGGGTTTTTTCGTGCGCAAGAGTATCCGCGAGGCATACCAGACAGCGTAGAGGACGCCATGGCCGATTTGGCCATGGTCTTTCATTGGCGGCCGGCGGATGTGGATGACATGACGCTGGCCGACCTCATGGAATGGCGTGAACGAGCCCGAATTCGCGCCCAACATCAGGGTGTGTAACATATGGGCCATGTTTGCCAACCTCTTTCTCATTGCGCTGTTTGCACTGGCCGCCCTGGTCGTGCTGGGCTTTGCCCTGGCGCCCATCATGGCTGCCACTGGCCTATGGGCGCACACCAGCGCCGAGGATCACCGCGCCCAGGCCCGCGAAATCGAGCGCCTGCTGGCCGAAAAAGACTAACCGCCCCCTTGCACTCCCGCGCCCTCGCGCAAGGGGGTGCCCATGTCTGACACCCGCCTGCGCCTCATTCTGGAGCTGCGCGATAAAGTCCTGGCTCCATTGCGCGGCATTCAATCCGGCAGCAAGGACGCCGCCGCCGCCCTCAAGGCCACCCGCGACCAACTGCGCGGCCTTGAAAAAGCCCAGCAAGACATTGACGGCCTGCGTAAAACGCGCGCCCAGCTGCGTGGCCAGCAACGCGACCTGCAGGAGCTGCAGACCAAGCTGACCGGCAGCAATGCCAGCCTTGTGGAGCACCGCGAACGGCACAAGAACATTGCCGCATCGCTCAAGACCGCGCGCGAGTCACACAGCAAGCTCACCAAGGCGCTGCAGGATGGCGCCACCGCCACCCCCGAATTCAGCCGCCAGCTGGAGATGGCCCGTATCCGGCTGCTGAGCAGTCAGACTGCCTATGAGCGCTCCAACTCCACGCTCAGCAAATACCGCACCCAGATCAAAACCACAGAGGCAGGCATTGCCCAGCTCAGCGGCAAGATCGACAACGGCAAGGACCGCCTGTTCGGCTACCAGCAGCGCCTGGAGCGCGCGGGCATAAGCACCGACAAGCTGGGACAACAGTCCCGCAATCAGAAAATCCAGATCGAGGCAGCCACTGCCGCCATGGAGCGCCAGAAGCAAGCACTTGCGGGGCTCAAGGCTCAGCAAGAGAAGCTGGCCGCACTCAAGGAAGGGCACGCCAAGGCCATGATGCATACGGGCATGGTGGCCGGAGCAGGCGTGGCCATGGTGGCCGCTGGGCGTACCGTTGCCAAGCCCGTGCGGGCCACGCTGGGCGCGTTCTCGCAGCAGGAAGATGCATCGACCCAGCTACGGGCAGCCATGATGCAATCCGATGGCAGCGTCCAGGCCGAGTTCGCCCAGATCGATGCCCTGGCCAAGCGCCTGGGGGATCGCCTGCCCGGCACAACCGCCGACTTCATCGAGATGATGACCGTGCTGCGCAAGGAAGGTATCTCTGCGCAGGCCATTCTGGGCGGCACGGGCGAAGCGGCGGCACTGCTGGGCGTGCAGCTCAAGATGCCCGTCACTGCTGCTGCAGCCTTTGCTGCCAAGATGCAGGACGCCACCCAGGCCACTGAGGGCGAAATGCTCAGCCTGATGGATGTGCTGCAAAAAAATGCCTACCTGGGTGCCGATCAGAATTACCAACTCAATGGCATCACCGCCATGGCTGGAGCCATGGGCTTGCTACGCTTGAAAGGTGAAGAAGCCTACAAGGCACTATCCCCCATGCTGGTCATGATGAACCAGGCAGGCATGACCGATGGCGGCAGCGCGGGCAACGCCATCAACAAGGTATTTGAGGCAGGGCTAGACACCAAGAAGCTGAAAAAGGTCAATGACCTACTCAAGCAATCAAAGACCGGCATCAAGCTGAACTTTGCAGACAAGGGTGGCAAGTTCGCCGGGATTGAGAACTTCTTTGCGCAACTGGAAAAGCTCAAGAAGCTGGGCGAAAACGACATTTTGAAAACCGAGGTTTTCAAAGAACTGTTTGGCACCGACAAAGAAAACCGTCAGGTGCTCAACAACTTCATTGCCAAGGGCTACGACGGCTACAAGGAAACCGTGGCCAAGATGGACGCCCAGGCCAGCCTGCAGCAGCGCGTCAATGAGCAGTTGGGCACCTTGAGCAACGTCATGGAAGCCGCCCAGGGCGGGTTCACCAACGTCATGGCCGACATTGGCGCAACAATCAAAGACGACGCCAAGGATGTCATCAAGGCCATTGGCGACATCACCAGCAGCGTGGGCGGCTGGATCAAGCAACACCCGGCCTTGACTGCCGGCATTGCCCGCACCATGGCCGTGCTGGCCGGCCTGATGGTCGTGCTGGGCACTCTGCTGATTCCATTGGCCTTGATCGCAGGCAAGTTCATGCTGATGCGCTTTCTGTTCGGCATGCTGAGCATCAAGGTTCCTGTGCTGAGTACAGGTATCCAGGCGCTGGTGGGTATGGTTTCCAAGCTCACCGGCGCCCTGCTTTCGGGCCTCATGGTGGCCTTGCGCGCCGCTACGGGCGTCATCGTCAGGCTGGGAGCGGTAATGCTGGCCACTCCTGTGGGGTGGCTTGCGCTGGCCATTGCAGGTATTGCGGTGGCGGGTGCATTGCTTCTCAAATATTGGCAGCCCATCAAGGCATTCTTCCGGGGCTTCTGGCAAGGGTTCTCCGAAGGGCTTGCACCTTTGGGCGGCATGCTCTCATCCGTCTTCAGCGGTATAGGCGCAGCGTTGGAGCCGCTTCGACCTGTCTGGCAATGGCTGGGGAGTGCCATCAGCAAGGCGTGGGGCTGGATGACGCGTCTTTTGGCGCCGGTGACGGCGACACAAGAGGCACTCAACAATGCCACGACGGCCGGTCACGGCTTTGGCGCTTGGCTGGCGGGGCTTGTGGTCGGCCTGGCAAAACTGATCGGCGGATTCTTCAGTTTCGGTGCAAGCCTTGTGCGTGGTCTTGCTGATGGAATTGCCAGCATGGTCGGTGCCGTTATCGGGGTAGTTAGCAGCCTCGCAAGCACCGTTTCAGCTATTTTTACGCGCCTGTGGCAAAGCATAAAAGCCACCACCAGCATGCTCTGGCAGTCCATCATTTCCGCAGTGTCGATCTTGTGGTCTGGTGCTACAGCCCTGGCTCGCTCTGTCTGGGGTGGTCTGGCGGGCTTCTTTGCTGGCATGTGGCAAGGCATCAAAGACACGGCCTCAGCTGTGTGGAGTGGCATTGCATCCATGCTCAGCCTGATGTGGGCCGCAATGGTCAACACCGCCAGCACGATCTGGCAGCAAATGGGCGGCTCTTTCCCTGCTGTGCTGCAAACCATCAGCACCGCCATCGTCAATTGGAGTCCGCTGGGTCTGTTCTATCAAGCCTTTGCGAGCGTCATGAGCTACTTCGGCGTAGAGCTGCCCACCAAGTTCAGCGAGTTCGGGGCCAACATCATCCAGGGGCTGGTCAACGGCATCACCAGCAAGTTGGCCATGGTGCGCGAAGCCGTGGGCGGTGCTGCCGATTCGGCTATCGGCTGGTTCAAGGAAAAGCTCGGCATTCACAGTCCTAGCCGCGTTTTCATGGCAGCGGGCGTCAACGTGGGCGAAGGCGCGGCCATTGGCATTGACCGCACTTTGGGCATGGTGCGCAAATCCGCTGCGGCGATGGCCATGGCAACAGGGGTCACGCTGGCAGCGCCCACCGTGGCTGCGCCCGTCATGCCCGTGCAGCAGATCGACATGCCCGCCAAGGTCGCACAGATCCCGGCTGTGGCCGACCAGGAACGACCTCCCGCCGCGCAACCGCTGCTGCCCATGCTGCAGAACCTGCCGCCCGTGCCTGCCCAGGTCGTGCAACTGCAGAGCGCTGCGGCCCAGGCGCTGCCGCCCGCCGCACAGACGCTGCTGCCAGCGCTGCAGAAGTTGCCGCCTGTACCAGCCCAGGCCGTGCAGCTGCAGCCCGTCATGAAGCAAATGCCGGCCATGTCCGCACAGCAGTTGCCAGCCATGCCAGTCATGGCCGACCCCGTGCAGATTGACCGCCGTCCGGTGCTGGCTGCGCCTGCACCTGCAGTTGCGCGCCCTGCTCCCGTGATCCACGGCGACACCATCACCATCCAGATTCATGCCGCCCCCGGCATGGACCTGCAGGCTATAGGCAGGGAAGTGGAGCGAGTGATCGAGCAGCGCGAGCGCGCCAAAGCCGCACGCCTGCAAAGCAGCTTTACAGATTGGAATTGACCGCCATGCAAATGTGTCTCGGCCTCTTTGTTTTCAGCCTCGATACCCTCTCGTATCAAGAACTGCAGCGCCGTACTTCTTGGAAGCACCCCACCCAGAGCATTGTGGGCGGGCGCGATACCTCGCAATACCTGGGCTATGGCGAGGACATCATCACCATGAGCGGCAGCATGGTCCCCGAGTTCAAGGGCAAGCCTGCCAGCCTGGACGAGCTGCGCCGCATGGGTAACACAGGCTTGGCCTGGGCGCTGGTGGAGGGCAGCGGCACCATTTACGGCGCCTACGTCATCACCGAAATGCAGGAAACCAAGACCTTCTTTGAAGTGGACGGCACGGCCCGCAAGATTGAATTCAGCCTGACCCTGCGCCGCATCGACCAGGACGATGAGGGTCAGGACGGCTATTCCGATGAAATGGGTGACCTGGAAACATCCGACGCCGTGAGCATGAGTTAAGGGCAAGGCCATGAGCGATATTTCCGACATCCGCGCCACCCTGCCCACCGCCAGCACCACGGGCAGCAGCAACCGCCGCCTGTTCCTGCAACTCACACCCATCTGGCGCGTGACGGTCAAGGGCCAGGACGTTTCCGACCGCTTCGCGCCGCGTCTGGTCAGCCTCAACATCACCGACAACCGCGACGGCGAGGCCGATGAGGTGGAAATCGTCATCAGCGACCACGACGGCGCCGTGGAGCTGCCCGAAACCGGCGACCCCATGACCGTGGCCATAGGCTGGCAGCTCAGCCCCGGCAGCGGCCCCTACCGGGCGCCAACGGCCGACGAAATGGGCGGCTTTCCCCTGGGGCTGGTGGATAAGGGCAGCTACACCATCCAAGCCGTGGAATACAGCGGCGCGCCCGACACCATCACCCTGCGCGGCCGTGCGGCCAACATGCTGGACGAGCTGCGCACCCTCAAGGACCGCAGCTGGCACAAGACCACCGTGGGCACCATCGTGCAGAGTATCGGTGCGCAGAACAAACTCAAGGTCAGCATTGATAAGGAGGTTGCTGCGCGCAAGATTGGCCACGCCGATCAGGCGCAGGAGTCCGATGCCTCGTTTCTGCGCCGCCTGGGCAGGCAAATGGATTGCCTGTGCAACATCAAAAACGGCACGCTGCTTTTTAGCCAGGCACGCAAGGCCCGCACACCCAGCGGTAAAGAGCTGCCGCCTGTCACTATTACCCGAGATGCTGGCGACCAGCACCGCTGGGCGCGCTCAGACCGTGACTCGTATAGCGGCGTCAAGGCCTTCTACAACAACATCAAGCGCGGCACCCGCTCCAGCGTGGTGGCCGGCATCAGCGGCCGGGCCAAGACCTTGCGCCAGACCTATGCCAATGAGGCCGACGCCCTGGCCGCCGCCCGCGCCGAATGGCTGCGCATCCAGCGCGGCATTTACTCCTTTGACATCACCCTGGCCTATGGCCGTGCCGATGTCATGCCCCAGCGGCCAGTGATCGTCAGCGGCTGGAAAAAGCAGATTGATGAAACCGTGTGGATGGTCACTGCCGTGCGCCACAGCCTGAGTAGCAGCGGCTACACCAGCCAGCTAACGCTGGAAACTCAGCAGAGCGAGGGGGTGGATGGCGGGGATGGAGCTCAAGATTGAAGTACCCGTGTCTTCAAATTTTCCACCTTTGTTGTGCGCTCTAACCAACCAATTTCAGCCGGATCGCATGCAGCAAATTGACTCGATTTTATTAAGCGATTCTCTGGGAGCGTTTGTTGCTCGCTATCTCAATCAGGCTG